TATGCATGCGATTGGGCAGAGGAAAGCGTCTACGGCCGCCCCGATGCGATTTATACCTACAAGGGCACCAATCGACGTTTAGCTATATCATTTTTGATTCCCGCTGCCACGATGAGTGAGGGTTTTGAAAACTTAGCTACTGTTCAAAAATTAATGCAATTTTTATATCCTACATATGTGGGCCCACGCAGTGCTCAAACTATTTCTCAATCGCCCTTAATGCGTATGCGAGTGATGAATTTGTTTGCCAACCGCTCAGGTGTTCATTCTGAGATAGCCGAAGGCGAACTAACTGCGGAAGAACGCGCTCCTTCATCCTATGACGATATGGTAAAATCAACAAATGATAGCATTTGGCAACAAGGGCTCCTGGGTGCGGTTTCCAGTGTTAATGTAAACCACAACTTAGACAATCCGAACACAGGAGTGTTTGAATTTGCTCCCGGAGTAATTGTGCCTAAATTGATAGAAATTAATCTAGATTTCAATGTGATCCATGAACATCCAGTGGGGTGGCGTGGTGACAAACAATTTATGCAACCTTTGTTTCCTTACGGGGTTAATTTGGATGCAAGTGTTCCCAGGAGTGTAGATGATCTCAAACGCCAAGAAAACCAACTAGCAGCCGACACCAAAAAGCGCCGCGATCAGCGTTTGGCGGAAACCGGAAAACCACTTTCCGAACAAGTCATGCAAAATTTAAAAGCAGAATATGGAAAACTTTTGGATAGCATGACGTGGAGCGGAACGGGCGATACGACTACACGTTATGCGGCTGTTGGCCCCGGAGCACAAGGTCAAACCACAACGTCGCTGAAAGAGGGCCCTGATGTGGAGGGGAACGTGGTTTACGAAAAGACCACCTCATTTAAGTGGGGAACAACAACAGTAACCGACGACAAACCGTGAGTCGAGGAAATTAAACTATGCCGAGATACAAATACACACCTATACTAAATAATGACATTGAATTCTACGAATTCCTTCGCAAGAAAAGAAACAATATCAAAAACATTGTTCAATACGATACGCAGATAATGTATAACCCCAGCGTAAGGGATCGCATGAACCTCGTTTCAGAAAAACACGTCTGGAAATACGGTGATAGGTTTTATAAACTGGCAGACCAATATTATAGCGATGTTAACTATTGGTGGGTGATTGCGTGGTATAATGGATATATGACCGAAGTAGATATATTTCCCGGCGATGTTATTTCTATTCCGCTGGATCTCGAAAGAGCGCTGATGGCGCTAGGGAGCTATTAGGGATGTTAAATCTCTCTACGGTTCTAAGATCGTACATGACTGAATATTCTGACGACGAACTAGAGGAACTTGATAACCTTATTGAGGAAAAAGCCGGGTCACTCGCTCAAGACTATCAGGCGGCTCTTAACAAAGTGCAGGGCTGCAGCGTAGAATTGGCACAATTGCAGAAAGAATTAAAATTATATTTACAATCAATTTATGCAGATAATCCTATATGGCTTAATACGAGTCTCAAAGAATCTGTTGACAACATAGCCTGGGGCGCCCCAGGCACTAGCGCCCAACGAACGGAAACTGCGGCTATTTATGGCGCAAAAGATGACCGGCAATTGATTTTATTACAACAAGCCGGCCAAACGTGGCCGGCTAAAGTTCTAGATATAAAAGAAATAGAGGGATTAGAGGGAGTATCGCACCCATCTTTGTTGCCCTGCATTACCCTCGTCGACGCGTCTCAATTATACACGCCAGATTTTACGGATGTGGATTATCCCGCAGCCATGTATCTCTTGGATACGAATCTGAAGGCACAGGAAACACTTAAGAATGCCAAGATGCCCGGGCAAGGCGTTGCCACCGCTAGTCTTTATCCCCAAGGGCTCGTTTCCTTGTATGCGGGAATATTGGCCCAGTGTGAATTGTTGGTGTCTTTCAACATGATGATCGATGAGGAAGCTGCCCGGGGCCTGACTATGGCATCATCATTGCAGATGGATTCTTCTTATTCTCACGAAGCTACCTATGACCAAATTTCACACATTAATCATAGACTTTATAAAAATGTATACGGGGGCACCGAACAATTAGGTTCGGGCGTACCCATATCAGCAGTAGGCCCAGACACTTTATATGAAATTTTACAATATGGGGGTTATTCTGTTTTTAATGTGTTTGGTTCTCAGGCGACAACTTATGTAGATGACGGAATACGTCGAGCCCAACATGTTGAAATTCAAAACATATCTGGTCAATTATCTCCCATTGAATTGTTGAAATATCTCAATGCGGGTGCCGCCAAGTTTGGAAACTTTCACCCTACTGATGCGGAATTAGCTTCAACAACTCCTTCTGAGTCGCCTTGGGCTGTGGGAAGCGATTGGATCGTTGGTCTAAAGAAATATCTTCAAGATGTAGCTAATAATTTGTTAAGAATTTTGGGAGAAATGAGACGTAATTCGGAGTGTATTTATAGAGCAGATGTGGCATTGCGCGAAAAACAACAAAAAGTTTTTGAGGATTTAGCAAGCGAGCGCCCTATTTTCGCAGAAAATCCCGAAGTTTTACAAAAAGCTCTCGATAATTTAATGCTCGGAAACTTGGAAGAGTTTATCGGAGAGTCAGGTTTTTTTGCAAGTCAAATATTGTTCAAAGAACAATGTTGGTTATTGGCATATGTAGATTTGCTCGCTCGCTACAAGAAGGAGCATTTGGATGTAGGTCATGGGGGAACCATTTTCTCCAGCACTAACCGGGGAACTTATTCCACACCGCGTAAAGGAACAGCTAAAAAGTTTTTACCATACGTCAATTTACCGCAAAATCCCGAACGGGTGGGCAAATTGAATTCAACATTGTTGGTGGATAGCGATCCGTATGCGTTTATTAATCGGTTGACGTTCAATCCTCATCTTCCAGCTTATTTAAATATCGACAACCACGAGTTATCTAATTTGCAGCCAAAAATTCGTTTATCGAAGGTGATTTATGAAAAAGAAGGATCGAAACGAAATGATTTAAGAGAGGTAGAATTTGATTTTGAATCTTATTTCGATACTTCGCGAATGGTGGGCCCAGGTAAAAAAACCAACATCCTACAAGATCGGAAGCGACGTGGGAGCGGGGTTGGTATTACGAGTTTTGATTTTGCTTATGACGGATCTAACCCTTTTGCTATTAAGAAAAGTATTACCGCGAATTTAAAATTATACGCCACGGATATCAAGGAATTGTTTGAAGTGCGCGGGGGTCAAAACGGCTCCCCCGAATGGCGTTATGTAGATTTAGCCTTAAAAACGGGAGATGTGAGTGCAGAGACTAAAAAATGTTTTAATCATATCAAAGAAAATGCGGATAATTATGCTCTTAATTTTCGGTTGCGGGCGCATGTGGGAATGGCGCGCCCTACAACTTTGATCAATAAAAACAATGAGGGTCTTAAGGAAGCGTTACAAGATGCCTATGTGACTCTAAATCTTACGCCGACCGTTCATAATTTTGAGCTTGATGAGATGGGGCGCGTTGTTTTTAATATTACTTATTTGGCATATATTGAAGAAATGTTTGATCAGCCTGTATATAATATTTTTGCCAACGCTCGAAGCGCAACGAACCAAAAGGAACTGGTGGCTTTAAAAAGAATTCAGAGACAATTTGAATTAGAATTCGCCCAAAAGAATTGCGGCAATAAAGAAATGGATGAATTGCGTGAGAAATTTGAAGACCAAATTGCCAGTGAAACATCTCTAAGTTTGCAAATGATTATACAAACATTGATGACAGAAGGAAGAATTCAGTATGTTCCCTTGGATTCAGCGATGATGGCCAGTTTTGCCAACAAAGGGCCTTCCACAAAAGAGAAGGGCATACGTCGCAGAATTGAAAAGTTTTTAGAAGGAAAGGGAGTTCTACCTCTTCAGGAAAACCTCAAAAAATTGAAGGCAATTCCCATTTTGAATAACGCCATCGATCTTCAAGCCGATTTGGAAGCGCGCACCAATCAGGTAGTAAATGCCCATACGACAAATTATAAGAACAGAGCCGACACAGATAAACAAACATCGGTTGCCAAAGTTCTTACGGAAGGGGCAGATCCCAACACTTATGTAATTTCTTATTTTTATGTTAGTGACCTGATAGATATTATTTTGAGTAATATTGAAAAAGAATTGAAGAGGCTTCCGGATGAATTAGTGGATATCCAAAGCGATTATCTAGATGTGAGCACCAAAGAGGTTTGGGTCAGAGAGAAGCGAAAAGAATTGGAACAATATGCGTTAAATTTACGACGCTTGCGCGTGGTGTTGGGGCCGGCAGAATTATTTACCACGGCTGGGGCAGACGGTGGAAGACAATCGCATATCATAAGTTTGGGAGATATCCCCATTTCAGTCAAATATTTTTTAGAATGGATGACGGATAAAATGTTAAAGAAACAAGAAGTTTTTTATTCCTTTACTAAATTTTTAAATGATTTATTTAATGACTTGGTGCGCAATTTTTTAAATAATGAAGATTGCTTTGGCTACTCGATTAAACAAAAGACGCGAGTTCAGCAAGCCACCTTGACATCATATACGCCGGATCCGAATATAGATCCCCTAACTGCCATGGCACAAGAACAGAATTCGACGCGCCTTGATTTGGGGCTCTTGCCGCAAGGAAGACGGTTGCTAGAATTATCAGGCCCCTCAGAAAGTGTGCGTACGACCATTCCCATTCAAAATGAAATTAATTATTTTACTTATTTTATTGGAAGAGTTCAGCCTTTTGAGCTTATGAACGGCAACAAAGCGCAAGACGAGGGGAGAGGAATTTTTCATTATTTGTTGGGAAGAGATAAGGGCATTATTAAGAACATTAAAATGTCAAAAACCCAAACACCAGGATTAGCGGAGGTTAGATTTGAACAGGAGGGGTATGATGGCTTAAGTCAGTTGCGCGTAATTTATGATGTGCAGATTGAGACATTTGCTAACGTTCAAACCTTTCCGGGAACTTATATTTATGTTGATCCGCAGGGATTTTCCCCGTCGGGTAAAAATATTCCCGACTCTAACTTAACATTAACAGATTTGGGGATTGGTGGTTATTATATGATATATAAGTCAGAGCATGGTTTTGGGCGTGGATATGCTCAGTCTATTATTCATGCCAAGTGGGTTCATGCGATTCAGCAAGAGGAAGCTTTGCGTGATTGTCAAGTTCTCATGGATGCTAGCGCAGGGAACGGCGGCCGTATGTCGCCATGGTGTCGGATAACCGAGGCTTCTAAAAAATAGGAAGATAAAAGAATGTCAATTTTTTTTAAGGAAAATAATTTTGAATCAACCTTCAATCTTTTTAACAAAAGTATTGTATATCGGGGCACCGTGATTCGCCCCCAAGATAATAACATAGTTAATTTTCATCATGGGGAAAAATTTCTTTATGGCAAAATAAGGCGCGATGGAACACCTGTAGCTCCAATTGGAGACAGTGTTTTAAAAAGAATCACGGCTGCCGGAAACCCAAGTAACCCTCCCCAAGCAATGAATTTTGTAGTAGATGTGTTTGAGCAGATGTCATTGCAATTTCAAAAGTGTGTTGGGTTAAACAAAATTAGCTCCAATGATCCTTTTTTGTCTAATTTGGTGGCATATAAAGGATACGTTCAGCCGGCAGCATTATTCGCGGGTTATCAAAAAGTAATTTATAATTCCATTCGAGAATATTTCTCTTCCTCCGATATTCGCTTGACGAGCTTTGAGCAGTTTATTGCTATCTTTCGCGATCTCATGACAGGCATGTTGTCTCATGTGCGATTTACTTATCCGGGCTTTATTAAAAGCTCAGATTGCACTATTTTGGGGAGCGGTCTGGCAATTGAAATTGCAGACAAACAAAATTTTTCCAACGATAACAGTAAGATAAAAAAATTCACCAACAGCCCAAACTGGGATTTTTATGTTAATACTTGCGATTCTTACGGTTTCATGATAGATTATAATATACCCTGGAGAATTGTGGCAGATATTGATTGTGAATTAATGCGCATCGAAGCCGAGAAATATGGATATGTAAATCCTTACGATCTTTTGGCAAGAGCTTACTCAGAGGTTTCTGTATCTTATTTTGTAAATAATTTCATTTCTGACTTGCTTAATCTCTATAATGATGTTAAGTTAGAGTATTGGAATGAACCAGCTTATTGTGAAGACGGATCAATAGGGGTTCAATCGGGAGGATCGCCCTCCTATACTTTAGCCGAGATTCAACGTAAATTTGGAATGACTTACTTTCTTAAATTATATTTATTTTGTCGCCTACTGGAAGAAAAACCAGAAATGCCCCAACAACACAAACTTCGATTAATCGAAGACGTAGTGAGAATGGTAAACAACAAAGATACCGCCTCTGCACCCGTTTCTTATTTTGAAAGAGTGATCAATAAAGAGTTTGACAAAATAGGATCTTACACGTATCTTCGGAAAGCGGAGAAAGCAACTGCGTTGAGTGAGTTTGAAACCCAACAACGCCAATCTTTAGAAGTGAGCGAAACAGATGATATTTCAAACTATTGATGACAAAAAAGAATGTATTGGTGTGTATACGGAGGGAGAATTGCATTTTGATAATTTTCCACAACCTCTTACACGCACTTGGAAATATAGTGCATCTCAACCACCACGCGGGGTGGAGTATGGGTGGATCTATGGTAATGGTAAATCATTAGAAGACGCAGCACCACCGGAGCTTGCAGAAGCACTTCAAGCAGCACAGCGTAAAATGACCGCATATCGTAAATCATTTGAGATTGCGAAGCTAAAACTTAACGAACATTGTATTTTTGATCTGGTCCCCCAAAGTTTTTTAATGGAGTTTTGTGAGATTAAAAATCAAATTACACAACATGTGTTTGAGACGAACACCAAGCCTGATAATTACGAGCACTTAGTCAGTGTGCATAAGCTACTAGAGAAGATATCTTATCAGGAACTTAATTTAACCATTGATGATTGTAAGCACTTGATGTATGGAACTCTTGGGCGAAATAAAATCCAAGAGCTATTAAAGAACTATCGTTATATTAAATATAATCTTTATGGCACTGTTACGGGTAGACTTACCACATCTTATGGGTCGTTCCCTATTTTAACATTGAAAAAAGAATTTCGTAATCTAATAAAGCCCGTTCATGATTCTTTTGTGAGTCTGGATTATAATGGTGCAGAAGTGCGCACGTTTTTGGATTTATGCGGAAGCGAACAGCCGTTGGTGGATATACATACTTGGAATATAGAAAATATTTTTAAAGACGAAGATATGACCCGCGATGAAGCCAAGACTTTGTTTTTTGCATGGTTGTATAATCCCGACTCTGATCAGTTAGATGATGAAATATATAATCGTAAAAAACTTCTTGACAAAGTGTATAAAGAGGGTTATATTATTACTCCATACGGGAGAACTCTTGCCGTGGGAGAAAGGAAAGCATTGAACTATCTTATTCAAAGCACAACAGCCGATAGGGTATTGTCGAAAGCGGTGGCTATTGATCAACTCCTAGCTGACCGTCAATCTTTTATTTCTCATATAGTGCATGATGAAATTGTCATTGATTACAACGAAGCAGATAAAGATCTTTTGCTCGATATCAAAAACATTTTTGAAGACGGCTATCTGTCGAACATGAAAGTGGGAAAAAATTATTATCATTTAAATATGTTGGAATTATGATTTCAATTATTGGGTTAGGAAGCGCCGCATCACGTATCGCACAACAATTTTCTATAACGCCGAATTACAATGTTTATATGCTGAGCGATGAATTTTCACGTAGCTCTAAGAGAAAATATAAATTAAAATCTTACGAAACACCAGAAGAGTATGAAACCAATATTCCATCACTTAAGAAGTTTTTTGCAGATGTAGATGATCACGTGCAATTTTTTGTGGTAGGATCTTCTTATAGTTCCAATTATACATTGGGAGTATTAGAGCAAATTAAAGATAAAAAGATTGAGATTTTCTATATTCAACCGGATACAGAATTGCTGACGGGGATCCCCAAACTGTTAGATAAGATCGTGTTTAGTGTTCTTCAGGAATACGCCCGCAGCGGATTGTTGCAGTCGTTTACTGCGATATCTCATTTGAAAATAGAAGAAGCGATCGGAGACATCCCCATTAAATCGTATTATAATGCTTTGAATAAGACGGTTTTTTCGACTGTTCATTATTGTAATTATTTTAACAATGCGGAGCCTGAGATTGGTACCGTAGCCCGCCCACTGGAGATAAATCGGATCCGTAGCATCGCCATGTTAAACCCTGAAAATTTATCAGAAAAATGGTTTTTTGACCTTGACAACGAGCGAGATTTATGTTATTATATATGTATAAACCAAGAGAAGTTGGAAAAGGATGGCACTTTGCATAAACGATTGGTTGAGAAACTGAAAAGTAAGCCGAGAAATGCATTTAGAAAGATATCTTATGCAATTTATGAAACACCACATGAAGATTTTGGGTTCTGCGTTGCCCACACAAACGCAATACAAAATTACACTTGACAAACTACGTTGAGTGTGTTACATTAAAGATACTGAGGAAAGCTTAGTATACTATATTCTTAAACAGGAGAAATAAAATGGGAATTAATATGGAACTTATGCGCAAGAAACTTGCTGCCTTGCGTGGAAATGGCGGAGATGCCAAATCTTCTGTCTGGTTTAAGCCAGATGAGGGAGATACAGATATTCGGATCATTCCATCAAAAGATGGGGATCCTCTTAAAGAGATGCATTTTCATTACAATGTAGGAAACCACCACGGTGGTGTGCCATGCCCCAAGCGTAATTATGGGGAAAGTTGCCCAATTTGTGAATTTGCTTCTCAGCTTTGGAGAGAGGGAGTAGACAACAACGACGAAGAAAGCAAAAAGCTTGCTAAGTCTCTTTTTGTTCGTCAACGCTATTTTTCTCCTGTTGTTGTCCGAGGTCGTGAAGACGAAGGCGCGAAGGTGTATGGCTATGGAAAAAAAGCTTACGAACTTTTGCTGGGATACATTCTCGATCCCGAATATGGAGATATCACTGATATTCTTGAGGGAACTGATATCACCCTAACTTACACTAAACCAAACAAGCCTGGGGCATACCCTCAGACGAGCCTAAAGATGCGTCGAAATACTTCTACGCTGTTGGAAGATACGGAAGCCATTCCCGCCCTCCTTGACGGCATTCCGGAATTCAACTCCCTATTTGAAAGGTTGAGCACAGCGCAGGTTGAGGCAATTCTAGATGAGCAGTTGGCTAGCGATGGAAGCGCTGAGCAACGCTCTGCTGAAAGCACCCGATACAACAAAGATAACACTGGAAGCAGTGTAGATCGAGCATTTAATGAGTTGATGTCGGGCTAACAAGGCTCCCGCCGCTGGCAGATCGG